CCACCATGGGCACTTGGCTAAGACGAGCAAAGGTGAAGTTGCCCGCAAGACCATGGCGCATCCAGTGGTCAAGATGCGGCACCGCCGAGCGTTGGAAATCGTGAACCAGCCGAAAGGAAAGCTGGACCACGGGAAGGCGCAGGAGATAAGGGCTCGCCGGCACGAGAACGCCGATGAACTGGCGCAGGAGTACAGCGTCAGTCGCTCATTGATCTTCAAGGTTTGGCGCGGGGTGGCCTGGCGCGACTACAGCAATCCGTGGGGAGGGTTGTCGGCATGACCCGCAAGCGCACACGGCGCACAATCCGGCCGCTGGTCAACCCGATCCTTCATGCCATGGAGGGCGCTTCGATCACCCCGGAGCAGGTTCTAGACAAGCTTCGCGTCCGTGAGCTGACCGCCATCGAGGCATTCCGCATGGGCTGTGCCACTAAGCAGGAGTGGATGGACATGGCGGACATGCTCAACATCTGCGAGACGCTGGCGAGCGAAGGGATTGGCCCTGAGGCACTGGAGCCCTGCGAGCGTGCCCAGCAAGCCCTTTCTGACGCCCACGCGCGGTACTTCGGCAAGCACGGTAGCCTGACCCTCACCGGGCCGGAGTTGCAGGCACTGCGAGACGCCTACGAATACGCTGACTTACAGCGCCAGTCGATCAGCCGCGCCAGGTATGAACTGGCAATCAGGAAGACGGCCAACCGGATTCGTTCGACCCATCCAAGTCTGCGCGTGTGCATGGCATGACGCGCAGATAGAACAAGGAGGTTCGACATGAAAGGACTTCAACGGGCTAGATCCCACCCAGAGATGTTGGGTGCTTTCAGCTTCATTTCCCAATGAAATCAATGGCTTTGCCATTCACACCTACCTTCTCTGTTGAGGACTCCATGCAAATCGCCAAGACAATTTTGGGTGGGGCACGCAATAGCGTCGCAGCAGATCGGCTTGTATCGGCCCGACCCAAGAAAAGACCGGCTACGGAATCACCCACCGTGGAGCCGATCCGGCGTTGGTGTAGCGACCGGAGCAAGGAACGCGCGATACGTGACGGGCAAGAGCGCGCGGGCCGTTTGACTACATCCCTCAGGGCACTTGGTCTGGAATGCACAGAAGCAGGCATCCAGATGGAGACGGGAGACTTCCCCAGTCACCCTGCCGAACTATGGGCAAACGACTCAGAGAGGAGGGCAGCATGATCCCCATCACCTACCTAATGGACGACTGTGCCGAAGAAGGATGGGTAACAGTAGTAGACGGCCTATCGGTGAAGGAAGAACCCAAGCCGGAGATTCCTCCTGAGGTGTGGAATCAATCGCCCGTGGACCCGGAGAAGTGCATGGCTGCGGTTCGGGCAATGTCAAGGAGCGCGTGATGAGGAAGCTGCGAATCTGGTTGCGTGACTGGTGGCGCGGCTATACGGACGACGACATACGCACGTTGGCAGCCAAGCTGCGGGAGCCTAGGCCTCCCGGAGGAACGGTGCCTCTCACTAGTCGTGAATGGCGAGCGTTCAAAAAGATAGGTTTGTGCGGCTGACAACGAAAACGAAGGAGCGACGTTATGGGTAAGCGGATTCAGATTGAGCCTGGTTGGTTGGTGAGTCTGCTGAATCAGTGGGCGCTCCATGACCTTCGGAGCCAAACGGGTGGACTGGGGTACGCCTCTGGATCAAGTTGGATGCGCGGCCTGAAGTCCTCGCCAGCCAGCTCCATCGATCCCACAGGCTACGCAGCCCGAGACTTCCGGGACGTTGAGAGCGCCATGAACCAGCTTCGCGTCACTGCCGAACACTGGTGGGCCGCGATGATGATGTACTACCGGCCGTGGTGCGTTCCCGCGTTTAAGGCGGCAGGCTTCCCATTCAACGACTCCCGCTACTACGACAGGCTGCACAGGGGGCACGCCAAGATCGCGGAGACGATGGAAGACATGAAAGGTGGCCGCGCTGCACTAATCCGACGAACGGTAGTAGACGCGTACTGACGAGTTGGAATATAAACAGAGGAATACGGTAGGAGTGGATTTCTCACTCCGCACACTCAAGGGCTCGCCAAGTGCGGGCCTTTTCGCTTTCTGGCGGGTTCAGGGTTGGGAGATCCCGGCCGCCCGCCGCCCCTCTTGGGGGCTCTCTAACAGTCCACGAATACATCTCCCCAGGCATCCCGAATAGAGGGAAAGGTAAGTCCTGAGGGGAACCTAAGACAAAGAGACCCCCAATCCTTCAGCAGTGCCACGGCACTTCACAGCCGCCCCGTAACAAGGGCGGCTTTTTTCATTTGGAGTCCAGATGCTGAGAGCAGCAGTCCCTGTAGGAGTAGCCAGGCTCCTTGCCGCTTCGGCTGCAACTGGAATGAGCCACACCGGGAATACCGACGAAACCGCCTTGGCGACAGTCAGCATTCCTGCTGGGGCAATGGGCCTGAACGGTGGTTTGCTGATCTACAGCACTTGGACCACGACCAACAGCGGCAACAACAAGACGCCCCGAGTCAGGCTCGGTGGGATTGCTGGAACTGCGTTCGTGGGGCCAACGATCACCACCACGGCGACCTTCAGCGACATCCGCAGGATTCGCAACAGGAACTCCGCAAGCGCCCAGGTTGCGAGCACTGGAGCCGCCACGGGGCTTTCCACTGGAACGACAACTGTCGCAGTGACGACTGGGACGGTCAACACCGCCGTTGCTCAGGATTTGGTGTTCTCTGCTCAGCTCGCCAACGGCACCGAGACGATCACTCTAGAGAACTACGAAGTCTGGCTGCTGCCTGCTGCATAAGGAAAGAAGATGACCCCCCCGTTTCCCCTGAATGCAGCCGTAGTCAAGCTGACGCCTACGGCTAGCAACGACAGCGACACCCTTTCGCTTCTGCCCAGCGGCAGCACCATCCGTGTGTACAACACTGGCCCTAGTACGGCATTCGTCAAGACATCCAAGGCGGCGACGACTACGGCGGTTGTTGACGAGAGCTGCCCCATTCCTGCGGGTGCCATTGAGTCGTTCGCCATCGACACTGACCACCGTTCGGTAGGGGCTATCTGCGCTTCGGGCGGCACGGCCACGGTCTACGTTCAACGGGGGACTGGGATCTGATCCAGTTCCATCGAGGTTCACTTTGCCGCAAAGGGATGCGAAGTGTCAGACACAAAATTTAAAAAGGGCCAGAAAAGAGGCCCCGGCAGGCCGCCAGGCACGCCGAACAAGGTAACGCGCGAGTTCCGGGAGACGGTCAAACTCCTTCTGGAGGCCAACAGCGAAAACGTCGGTATTTGGCTCGCTCAGGTGGCGGAGGGGCATGGGGACGTGAAGCCGGCTCCGGAAAAGGCGCTGGACCTGCTGGCGAAGCTGGCAGAGTTCGCCGCCCCGAAACAGGCGCGAATGGAGCATGTTGGCGAAGGCGGCGGCCCGGTAGAGCATTCCGTTACCCTGAACATTATCGGCGTTCCAAGTGGACGTTGAGCTTCCCGAAAAGCTCCTTCCGCTGATCACAGAGCGCAGGCGCTACCGGGTCCTTCATGGTGGGCGGGGGTCTGCGAAGTCTTGGACGATTGCCAGGGCGCTGATCCTGAGGGCGGCGCAAGGGCCTATCCGGGTGCTTTGTGCTCGGGAGACTCAGAAATCCATCGGGGAGTCGGTTCACCGGCTACTGAAGGATCAGATAGGGCTTCTTGGCCTGGATAGCCTGTTCGACATTCAGGAAACGAAGATCCTGGGCAAGAACGGCAGCGACTTCGCTTTCGTCGGGATTCGCCAGCAAGGCGTGTCCAACATGAAGTCGTTTGAGGCTGTGGATATCTGCTGGGTGGAAGAGGCCCAGGTAGTCACGCGCAAGTCCTGGGATGTGCTGATCCCCACGATCCGCAAGCCAGGCTCTGAAATCTGGATCAGCTTCAACCCGGAGCTGGAGGATGACGAAACCTACAAGCGTTTCGTGACTGATGGCGCGGACGACCCGGACGTGTGGGCCTGTGAGGTGAACTACACAGACAACCCGTGGTTCCCGGCAGAACTGGAAGCAGAGCGTCTGAAGATGCTCAAGCGCGATCCGGTGGGCTACCGGACAGTCTGGGAAGGTAAGTGCCGGCCTGCGGTTGAAGGCGCGATCTACGCGGGCGAGATCGAGGCGGTAGTTTCTAGCAAGCGGATTCGCAATGTCCCCTATGACCCGATGCTCAAGGTGCATTGGATCTGGGACTTGGGCTGGAACGACAGCACGGCCATCATCGGTGCGCAGCGGTCTGGGTCTGAAATGGCCTTGGTGGACTACATAGAGGGCGATCACCGGACCTTGGCTGACTACGCGCAGGAGATCCGGGAGCGAAAGTACAACCTCGGGACGCTCTGGCTGCCTCATGACGGAGCGGCTAAGAATCTGCAGACCGGCAAGAGCCCGCAGGAAGTCCTCTCGGGTCTTGGTTTCCAGGTGCAGATCGTCCCGAACATGGAAGTAGAGCAGGGCATCCACGCCGCACGGATGCTGTTCCCGCGCTGCTACTTCGACAAGGAAAAGACGGCGCCCCTAACCAAGGCGCTCAAGCGCTACAAGCGCCAGCAGAACACGGTGACGGGGGCTTTCGGCGCTCCGCTGCACGACGAGAACAGCCATCCATCCGACGCCTTCCGCTACTTGGCGGTGGTTGCCAGCAGGCTGGATAACGAAACATGGGACGACGATGACTACGAGCAAAACCACACCGGCCGTTCCTCAGTGGGTGGCTACTGATGGCTGTTGAGCAGATGGCCGACCCGGATGAGGTGGTTGAGGGCGAAGCCACGCCCGAAACCCAGCATCCGGCCGAAGTCCTGCGCTCGTTCATCGGTGTGGACAACCTCGTTCCCATGCTGGACGCAGAGGTTGTCAGCAAGATCGGTCTTGAGGTCACGCGCGGCTACGACATCGACAAGACCAGCCGTGCGGAGTGGGAAAAGCAGATGCAGACCGCCATGGACTTGGCGATGCAGGTTACGAAAGAGAAGTCGTGGCCGTGGCCCAAGGCGGCTAACGTCAAGTATCCGCTGATCACGACTGCCGCCATCCAGTTCAGCGCTCGGGCCTATCCCGCCATTGTTCGTGGAGCGGATGTGGTCAAGGGCGAAGTGCTCGGTCCTGACCAGGATGGACTGAAAAAGCAACGAGCCGAGCGCATCGGCCGGCACATGTCATATCAGGTGCTGGAGGAGATCCCAGACTGGGACGAGGAAGAGGACAAGCTGCTGATGCAGATGTCAATCGTGGGCTGTGCGTTCCGCAAGACTTACTTTGACTCGATGATGGGTCAGAACCGCTCTGACCTGGTTCCTGCCAAGTACGTGGTCTACAACCACCAGACGCCGTTCAACAAGCTTCGCCGGATCACGCAAGAACTGTTCCCGTTCAAGAACGAGATCATCGAGAAGCAGCGCGGCGGGATCTGGTCGGAGATTGCTTTAGGACTTCCCGAAGGCCAGGACAACGACGAGGACGGGGCCTACGAGTTCCTTGAGCAGCATTGCTGGTACGACCTTGACCAGGACGGCTACAAAGAGCCCTACATCGTCACGGTCAAGAAGGACTCTTCCGAGGTCGCGCGCATCGTGGCTCGCTTCGATGAAGAGGGCATCCTGCTCAATTCCAAGGGCGAGATCGCCAAGATTGAGCCGGTTGAGTATTTCACCAAGTTCCCGTTCATGCCGAACCCTGATGGGGGGAGCTATGACGTTGGCCTGGGTCTGCTGCTTAACCCGATCAACGAGACCGTCAACACGGTCCTGAACCAGCTGCTGGACGCTGGCACGCTGGCGAACACGGGTGGTGGGTTCCTTGGTAGCGGCCTGAAGATGAAGGGCGGCGCTGCTAGATTCGTGCCTGGCGAGTTCAAGCCTGTGGACAACTCAGGCCAGAAGATCGCTGACAACATCTACCACATGCAGTTCCCCGGCCCCAGCACGGTGCTGTTTGAGCTGCTAGGGATGCTGATCGAGGCGGGCAAGGACATTTCGTCGGTCAAGGACATCCTGACCGGGGACCAGCAGATCAACCAGACGGCGACGACCACGCTGGCTCTGATCGAGCAGGGGCAAAAGGTCTTCAGCGCCATCTACAAGCGGGTCCATCGGTCCCTGAAGCAGGAGTTCAAGAAGCTCTATCGGCTGAATAAGCTGTACCTGCAGGAAGAGGACTACTACCGCTTCCAGGACAAGGTCGAACCGATCTACCTTGAGGACTACCAAGGGGATGACACGGACGTTGCTCCTGTGAGCGATCCTACTTTGGTGTCCGATGCGCAGGAGCTGACCCGCTCGGAAGCGCTGATGCAGTTCGTGGGCGACCCGTTCATCAATCAGCGTGAGTTGCGGGTCAAGCGGCTGCAGGCGCTGAAGGTGCAGGACATCGATACCCTGCTGGACACGTCCGAGAACCCCCCTCCCCCAATGGACCCGGCGCAGGCTCAGAAGGCCATGCAGGAGATCGAGCAGAAGGGGCAAGCTCTGACGCAGCAAGAGCAGGCCATCGGAGAACAGATCCAGCAAGCGCAGGCGGAAATGCAGCAGCGCGAGCAGGCTTTGCAGCAGGAAATCCAGCAGGCCGAACAGGCGCTGGCGGCCAAGGCTCAGGAGATCGAGGCGGCAGAGCAGGCCATCCAAGCCGAACTGGACAAGCTCGCGGCTGCACAGCGTGAACTGGCGCTGAAAGAGCAAATGGCCGTGCAAAACATCGAAATCGAGGCCGAGCGTGCCGAACTACAGGCGGAAGTGCTTGCGGCGGAACTGAACGAGCAAGCGGCGAATAAGGAAGCCGAGATCGCACGGGCCGAGAGCGATGCGCTTGAGAATGTGCGAGCCAGTCAAAAGCCGCAGGAATCGGCTGAATGAACGCAGAGCAATACGCCGAGTGGAGGGATGACCCTCGGACGGTGCTCTACATGAAGTTTTTGCGTGACTACCGCCAAAGCCTGATGGAGAAGTGGGCTGTTGGCGGGTTGCAAGACAAAGAGGAATTGCTTGCGATGGGGCGATGCCAGTTGGCGGAGGACCTGACCAAGCTGGATGACGATTTCATCCAAGAGTTCTATAGGCAGCTACCAAAGGAAGAGAAAGACCATGAGCCTGAACACGTCCGGCCTGATGCCGGTTGAATACAAGATCCTGATTCAGCCCGAAGACATCGAGGAAACCGACGAGCGCATCAAGAGCGCCAAAGCGGTTGGAATCGTCATGGTCGAAAAGACCACGGAGCGCGAAGCGATGGCCCAGGTCAAGGGCCGGCTGATCGCTGTGGGTGGCAATGCCTTCGATGACTGGAAGGGCCGCATCCCGATGCCAGGTGATGTCATCTGGTACGCCAAGTACGCGGGCTACGTCATCAAGGGCAAGGACGGCAAGGAGTACCGCCTAGCCAACGACAAGGATTGCGCTGCAATCGTGGTGGATGCGCAATGAAGCGATACCGCCTCCTTGACCAGCCTGCGGAGATGGACGAGTACGAGCAAGGCGATTACGTGAGATACGAAGATGCCGTTGCCGCGATCTCGGCCGAGCGTGAGCGGTGTGCTCAAGTCTGCGAAGCCCGCGCTGCCGAGCATGAGGAAAACGCCGCCGACGAGAGCGACGAGCGATTCGCCGTTTACGCCAAGCACGAAAGGCGCTGCGCCGCCGCCATCCGCAAGGGCTGACCTCCAGTCACCAAATAGCGGTAGCCCGCCCCAGGAATAGGGCGCCCTAGAGGCGCTTTTTGTTTGCCCAAAGGAATGAGCATGTTCAACAGGCAGTTTGTGTACCGCAAGGAGGCCGAAGAAGGCCAAGACGGCGGCGGCGGTAACGCCGAAGAGGAGATCAAGAGCGGAGATCCAGTCGAATCCGGTGAGCCGGAAGTCTCGGCAGAGATCATCGCCAAGGCCGAGAAGATGGGTTGGACCCCAAAGGACCAATTCAAGGGGGACCCTGCCAAGTGGCGCCCCGCAGATGAATTTGTGGAGCGTGGCGAGAACATGCTCCCCCTGCTGAGGGATCAATCCAAGCGCCAGGAGCGCGAGATTGCTGACCTGAAGGCGGGAATGAAGGAGTTGGCCGAGTACCACTCCAAGACCGAACAACGCGCCTACGCCAAGGCGCTGCAGGATTTGCGAGAGCAGCG